GTACGAATAACTTCGCGGTTGATTTCAGCCAAGATTTCTGCTGAAAGGATGTTAGACAATTCAGTCTCAGCGTCAAGACCATGAACTGCTTTCAAGTCTTGTGCCAATTCCATTGTGTATTCAGCTTTCAATGCACGTGTTTGTGCAGTTACAGTAGCTTTCTCGATTGAGAATGCCATTTGTGCGAAGCTGTTTGAAGAAGAATCACCAAGTGCTTCACCTTCAGCTGTAGTCATACCTGAACCAACACCGAATGGGTCAGCAACAGTATCTGCACCTGTAGTACCAACAGTACCTGAACCACCTGCGTTAACAGTTGTGTCAGTACCTGGAAGAGATGAAGAATCACCACCGTGTGTACCGTTCTTTGGAGTACCAGAAGAACCGTTGAATGAAGAGCTAGAGAAGTCTGTATCAGCTTCGTTGTAGAAAGCTTCAGTACCGTTTTGTGCTGTGTAGCGTGACTTCATAGCGAAGATCAAACCAGTTGGACCTGACATTGGTTGAACACCAGCGATGTCATAAGCCATTAGGTTAGGCATTGAACGGCGAACCAAGCTAATCAAGATTGGGTCGAAGTTAGAGATGCCAGCGCCAGTAGCGTTAGTGTGAGCAGCTTCAGTCATGAAACCTGCTTGAGCACGTTCTTCAGCTAATGCCTTCTCTTGGTTTTCTAGGATAACAGCAGTAACTGCACGCTTGTATGGGTCAGTGATTGCTGGTAGATCTGCGTGGTCGAGAACTTCAGACCATTTTTGTTGAGATTGTTCTGATAAAAACATTTTATGTTTTCCTTTTATTTCTTAATAGTACGGGAAATGGCAGCCATATATGCTGTCATACGTGGTGAAGTAGTAGCTTCAGTTGTTTGTTGTTCTTCTACTTCTTCTGAAATAGTTTCAGTAGTTGTAGATTTAGCGAAGTGTGCTTCTTTAACGATAGAAACTTTCTTAGCGAATGCTTCTGCGTCTTCAAAGTCAACGCCTTCAACTAGGCCAGCAAGCTTGTCAGCTTCTGTTGCGATCATGCCTTCAGTAGCTTCACGAACAATCTTCTCACGAGTAAGTTCTTCAACTTGCTCTGCCAACTTAACAGATTGCTCTGTAGTTGTTTGTAGTTGTTCTTCAAGTTCTTCAACTTGTTCAGCTAAACCATCGACTAGATCTGCTTTACCTTCTGGAACTTCGACATAGTGTTCAACGAACACAGTCTTTAGAGAGTCAATGAAAGATTCAGCGATCTCAGCACGTAGGCCAGTTTCAACTGCAACTTCATTTTCTTCCATCCATTGTTCAACAACATAGTTCAAGTAACCGTCGATTTTCTCGACTAGTTCTGAACGAATGCCTTGTACTTCTTCATCTAACTTAGATTGATACTGATCTTCTAGTTTCTCTACTTCTTCTGACAAACGAGATGTTAGTGCAGCTTGGAATAAAACAGTAGTCTTCTCTTTGAATTCCTCAGAGAGATTAGCTTCAGATTCAACAAGAGCTTTTAGGTCTTCTTGAACTTGTTCTTCGCTAACGACTTGTTTTTCTTCAGCTTTAACTTCTTGTTCAGCAGCCTCTTCAGCGAAGAGTTTACCGTAAATAACTTGAAGGTCTTCCTTTTTTAGACTGTTCAGTTTTTCAACTGTCTTTGCAATGATGCCCGATTTAGTTTTTGGTGCTTCAGCAGTCTTAGTAGCGCCTAAGTCGGCAAGAGATTTCTTCTTGTCGTCTTCAAAGTCTGCACCTTGGCCAAAGTCAGCAGACTTAGCGTCGCCCTTTGTACCGATAGATGCAGCTGCGCTGCCTTCTTCTAGCTGTTCCTCAGAAACTTCAACGAGTTGTTCATCACTAAGCTGTTCGTCTAGTTGATCTTTAAGATCTTTTTGTGACATTCAAATCACTCCTTAGTGTTAAAGTTTAGAGAGGAAATGTTGGAAAACACGAATTTGTGCTTCAGCAAGCTGAGCCTTAGGTGTTCTCTTAATTTCAGTCTCAATCTTTTCAATTTCCTGAGGTTTAAACACTCCATTGTCACAAATCCATTCTACACCTTCCATGATTCCGTTAACGAAAGCAGCAGGCGCAGATGGATCTTGAACGATGTCGACAGTAGCTAGGTGAAAATCGCTCTTCACATAGTTAACGCCGTTACGTGCCTCAAGACTACCCATACCACGAGATGATACTCCTAATTTTACACCGCCTTCGAGCAAACCTTTTACGATTTGACCCATAGGTGTGTTAAGGATTTTTGCCTTACCCATTACATTTGAACCTTCGATACGAAGATCTGTAATTAGGTGAGATACTTTGTCGAGGTTGATTGTTGGACCATCTGGGTGGTTCAACTCACCAACTGCACGACCTGTTTTTACTTGCTCACTGATGTATTTTTCTACAGCAGGATGCAAAATCTTTGATTCGTAAATACGACCATTGCGGTTTTGTGAATCAGCCATCATAAAGATACCTTCGATAAAGTATTCTTTACTGCCGTTCTGTTTAGCTTCAGTCACTACTTGAATGTCTGAGTCTAACGTTTCTGTAATTAGCTTCATTGTTTTAAATTTCCTAATGATTCAACCGCAATACTAGCAACTTCTTCAGCTGCTTCAAGTGTGAGGAACTCCTCAACTTGGATGTCATTAATACAAACTACGTAAGAGTCCTTAATCATCTTGACTTGGACTCTACCGTTTTCCGCAACGTATGTATTTATAACGTTGCTTCGATATTCTTTAAATCTCTTCAGTTCCATTAGATGCTTCCGTTTCTACTTGATCATCTGCATCATTCACTTCAGGAGATACTGCATTATTGTAAATGCGTTTAGCTAACTCGATCTTCTTTGCTTGTAACATCTCGCCAATCTTGGCAGACATTGCATCGTTAAAAGCACCATTCATCTGGTCTTGATCACCAGTTTCGATTGCGCTCATCAAGTTATTTACATAATCACTCATGATTTTCTCTTTCAATATATTTATAAAATTGTGTTTCTCAACACATCACTGGCTAAATGGATTTTTAGGTTCGAATGGATTAGATGCTTGTTGCGTATCTTGTTGAGGTGCAACTGGTGCTTCTTGAGGAGGTGCGTCACCTGCAACCATGCCACCTGGACCTGCTGCCATATCAGAGACTGGTGCTTCTTCTTCAGAAATTTCTTCATCCATTTCTTCGATCTCTTGTTCAGTCATACGTAATACATTTTTACGTACCCAAGTTTGAGAGAAGTATTTGCCAACATATGGATCAAGCATTTGCAGAGTTCCAATGCGTTCTTTAAGAATTTCGCCTTCTTTCAGTTCTGCAAAATAGTTGTCCTTGATGAAGTCAATCTTGATCTGATCTTTTAACTTTTCCCAATCATCCTTATTGATAATACCTTTTAGGATCAATTGTGTCTTCAAGATCTGCATGAATAAATCACCAAAGCGTTTACGCAAGCGAGAAACAAACTTTGTAAATTTCAATTCATCACGAGAGATTTCGCTAGAACGACCTAGGTTGAAACCAGAATTTTCTGATTCCATACGTGACATAGGAACGTTCAATGAACGATATAACTTTTTCTGGAAATAAATGATGTCTTCAATCTGACCAAGGTTTTCACCACCTGGTAGAGTAGAGATTTCAGTACCTTTACCACCTTCGCGACGTGGAAGCCAGAAGTCTTCCAACATTGCCATGTGTTTACGATCATCTTTGATTTCACCAGTGTTGGCATCATAAACAATCTTATTCTTGTACTTAGCCATGATATCGCGAAGATATGCTTCAGCTTTACCTTTAGGCAAGTTACCCACGTCAATGTAGAAAATACGACGTTCAGGTGCACGAGCCATACGATAGATGACCAATGAGTCTTCCATCATACGTAACTGATTAACTGGCTTTAATGCCTTGTAAAGATATGATAGTACCTTCTTAGATGTGCTATCGATTAAACCAGATGGAACATAGATGATAGAGTCTTTAGCAATGCGAAGACCTTGTGCACCACGTTGACCGCTAGTTGTAATACCAGTTGTCAATACATCCTGATAGATGTAGAACTCGTTGAAACCTTTTACAATCTTTGCACCAGTTACACGATCTTTTTCTTCGATGATTTGACGAACTTTACGAATCTTCAATGCATCAACAGGACGTAACTCAAGAATACCATTCTTAGTATTCTTTTCATCAACGATCATGTGATAATACAAGCGACCATCAACATACCACTTACGGAATAAGTCATGTGAGTTAGTATTAAATTTAAGGAGACGAACGACTTCTTTGAACTCTTCTGTAATTAACTTTTTAATCTTATCGCTATATTCTACGTCGTCCGTCAATATTCTAATTGGATCTTTGTCTTCGTCTGCAACAATTGCCTCATTAACAATGTCGGTAATAGCTGCATCGCAATCAGGATAAAGTGAGATTTCACGGTACTTCTTAATTAAGTCCGCATCGTCTTTAGCCTTAGTGCCCTCGATATCTACGTATTGACCATAATAGCCACCCTCAGAAATGACGGTTGCACCATCGTCTGCATCAGGAGCAACAAAAGATTGACGTTTCTTTTGTTCATCTTCCTCTTTTTTACGTGATATTTCGAAGCCGAATAATTCCATTTTTAACCTTTTCTAATGACAAAGTAGGAGGAGAGTTTCCCCTCCTCCCTTTATATATCAACACTAAATTAAGATGTTGTGTTAGATTCCCAGTATTGGACTTGCATCTCTACTGTAAATTCTTCAATCGCATCTGTTGAATCGTATGATAATTCAATGCTTGACAATGCAGTTGGGAATGTACCACGGAAGTTGTACACCTTTACTTCATTACCAGATTTATCTAACTGAGCTACTGAAAGGTCAGCTTGATAGTCAACTGGGTTTGTCAAACCTGTATTGTTACGATGTTGATTGATACCGTTCATCCAACGTTCAAATGCATTACGTACCTTGAAGTCAGTGTCATTAATAACAGTGATTGTCCATGGTTCGAATGTGCGATCGCCAGCAATAATTACTTGACGGCCACGGAATGGAACGTTGATTGCACCGATTGTAGAAGCTGGAAGTGCAGCTGCCTTGATCAAGAACGATGTTAATTCAACTTCACCACCTGCAAAGCCAGGGAAGTTGACTGTCGCCTTGAACATGTTAGGGCGTGCACCGCCACCAACCAACTTAGATTTAAAATCATCTACGCCTAAAATCGCCATGATTAACCTCCGATTTCTGAGAAGTCAACACCAGTACGAGTAGCGATGAAGTTCAGATTAATAAAGTTGATCGAACGTGCTGGCTTGATGTAAATATCGGCAACGAATTGGTTGCTATCGATAATTTCACCAGTGTTGTTTGTCTCGTCACATACAACTTTAAAGTCTGTAACACCACGACGACCCTTGATTTCGCGAAGGAATGGTTCAGTCATGTTACGGAACATAGCACGTGTGAATTCGTCGTTAAGCTCGAACAATTGGTATTTAGCAGCTGTAGCAATTGCTTTTTCCAAGATGATGAACAAGCGACGTACGTTAATACGATCGAATGCAGATGGCTTAGCTTGTAGCGTCTTATCGCCGAACAAGATTGTACCTTCACCTGGGAAAGAAACGATTGGGTTTACACGCTTCTTATACAAGTCATCACGTTCAGCTTTCTTAGGATTGAACGCAACCTTAGTGATACCTAAGATTTGACCACGTGTGTAACCAGCTGGTGGGAACCATGGATCAGAAACTTCGTCTGTGTTAGCACATAGACCAGCCATGTGACCAGCAGCAGGGATCCAACGATATACGTCATTGTACTTGTCATAGACTTTCAATGCTGTTGAATCTAGGAAACCGTATGAGCTTGATGTTAATTGATCAGCAAATTCAATAACGTTAGTCTTAGCATTTGAACCTGCACCGACAGTAGCTGTCATTGGAGGAGAAACGAATGCAACTAGATCTTTACGATTTTCTGCGATAGCTAACAAGTTATTTGCTTGTGTAACACCATCAGCATAATCTGTACCTGTGTCCAATGTTGGAGCACCGATCAATAGGTTAACGTCAACAGTTTCTGCGTCATTGAAGACTTGGAAAGCTGTATCGATATCGCCAACATCTAGATCAGAACCAACACCTGCATTAAGTCCACCAGCCAAAGCTTTGTTGTATGGTGTATCAACAGTTGTGAATGTAGTTGTAGCTTCAGCACCAACGTTTGTTAGTGATGCTAACGCGTTAGTTACCCACACATACTTAGATTGTGTGTTAATAACGTCTTTGTAGTAGTTTGTAGAACCATCGAAGTTTTTAGCGTCTTTAGCTTGAGAAAGACCTGAGAACTTTTCAATTACTGTTCCTTTAACACCAGTGATGTAACCTGTATCATCGATAACGACGAAATGGATTTCATCAGCTGAACCGCCTTTTGCAGTAACAAAAGAAGATGTACCAGGTGCACCGTTAAATTGATCTTTAACGCTATAACCTAGTGTTGTGTCCCAAGCATTGAATGATGCAGCATTTGATACGTATGATACACGTAAGAAATTACCGAATGTGCCTGGATATTTAGCTGCAAATACGCCAACTGATTCAGCTGCTTCGAATGAAGAATAGTTATCTTCATAGTCTGCGCGGTTCTTAATTAAAAGACCAGCGCCTGCTGATGTTGTGCCTGCAGTAGCGTTTAACGCACCGCTTGCAACTGCTCTGGAAACTTTAAGATTGTTACCGTACTTTAAGAATGCTGCAGCATTAAAGAAATAAGCTGCTGTTGCGTCGACTGGTACACCGAATGTGTCTACCAATTCTTTCTCATTAGTAATGGTTACAATCTCCTCTACAGGACCCCACAAACCTGCAACCACAGTAGCTCCAATTGAAGTAGATACTGCTGGGATTACGTTTGTTAGGTCGATTTCGCGTGTTACCACGCCAGGAGAAACTTGAAAAGCCATTTTTCTCTACCTCGATTTTCTATTAATATGGATTGATGAGAGCATAATATGTTTCATAATAAGGTATTTATATCACGTCTTAATGTATTTATAAATATGTGAAATTCAAGACTTAGGGTCAAAACGATAGACACTATTCTTCTTAATTACCATCACATCTTCTGCTCTCTTTGGTTTTATAGGCTTAGTAGGTTGCTTTGGCTTCTTTGGCTTAATTGGTGCTACCATAGTTACTTTCGGGATTGGTACTTCTTCTTGTTTAATCTGATGTTTTTTCATTTCCATATTTGCAGCAATTAACAATAGAATTGCCAATGGATCAAATACAAAGATAATGAGAATGATCATCAACCTAACGGCTTTACCAATAACTTCTTCGCCGCTTGAACCATAGACAAGTTCTGCAACATACTTGATTGGTCCAACCTCGGCTTCAATCTTAGAAAGATCGGCGGCAAGAGGTGCTCTCTCCTCATTGAGTAACCCAACCTTTTTCTGTGAGGCTTCGATTTCTGCAACCAGACGTTGACGCTCTTTCTGTTGGGACCGTCTAAAAGCCATAGCGTTTGTGGCACCCTTTTCGTCTGCTGAGCGACCCAATATTTGTTCCACTCCCGCATCCATTTGTTTGATAGCTTGCTTAGCGGTCTCGATATTGTCTTTTTCATTTTTAATCTTCTCATCAATCAATCTAACTTTATCTGCAGATCCACCGATCACAACTGATTGATCAAGGTGTGCTTTAGACAAATATCCAAAAATACCCATAGAAGTAATGATCGATAGGATAACAACTGCCGCAGTGAAATAGTATTTCAAAACTTTAGGTGCTGTATTCCAATTGCGGTACACCCATGATGCAGCAACTAATTTACCAATACCAAGTGATGCACCCATAATAATAGAGGCAATTGCTTGTGACGAGAATATAGAGACCAATCCAGCGATTGAATAAAATTCTGCCACACCTGAAATTACGAAGGCTGATACAAATAATATTACTGAAAAGTTCATTCTAATCTCATCTCTACTGGAAACTCCATCCACGTTTGTCCTGATGCGTCTACTGTTCTAACTGGATCTAGCGATGTTCTACCATCTTCGATAAATCCAAATGGTAATACTTCATCTTCAATTGCTTGCATCTGTTGACGATAAATGAATTCTCGCATAGACATATCAACTGCTTCAACAAACATTGGTGTACCAGTGAACCATCCGAACATAACTAAGTTCATGACTAAGTCGTCATGACAACCGGCTAGTGCTTCATATGATTGTCCTTTAGCAGAGAATGTAGAAAGTTCCACAATAGTTTCTGCATCAACAACTTCTAGTTTATGTTGCTCAATTAAGTCTTTCATATTAGAACAACCAATGCGCTTGATTTTTTTATCCATGAAAACACCAATACCATCTTGTTTTACAGAGGATGATACGTATACGTTTTCATATTCTAAGTCATAATACAAACCATTACAAACAACTGTACCTTGGTCGTTATTCTCAATCACAACTACTGCTTTATTATAAAGCTTAGCATACTTATGTATGACATCTGGAAATAGCAATGGGGAAATTAAGTTATCACGGTATGTTGCCACTTGTCTAAATGGTTTAGATGTGACATCAATAATATTGAATGTTGAATAGTCTTGACCACGACCTTTAGCAACGTCAACAAACATTAGATAGTTATGATCCTTAGAACCAGGAATCTCAGGATCGATCTTCAATGGTGTCTCATAGACAGTCACATTATTCATGCGATAGATTGGTGACTTAGCTTTCAATGCAAGTAAAGTGTTTGCATTGATTAACGTATTACCTGTACCGTGGAAGTTATTACCAAATTCTTGGTCGAACTGCAATTCAGATGTGTTTGCAATTGTCTGTTTCTTCCATGCTTCATCACGACCAGGAACGTCCCACCAGTCAACTCTGAATGGCTTATATTCGTTAGTGCCTTGAACTGCACCTTCCCATAGTTTGTGATACTGATTACCCAAGCCATTAGCAGTTGATGTGATGATAACTCGAGTAGTCTTACCTGATGTAACTACTGGATATGTAGATGTATAGAATACTGCATCATTCTCAACGAACGCAAATTCGTCAAGGAATAGTAAGTTAACCGACATACCACGAATTGAAGAACCTGATGTAGCAGCTGCAACAATACGAGAGTTGTTAGAGAACTCGATTGATTTTTTGTTTAGTGTCTTACAACCTGGTTGCAAGAAGAATGGCAAGTTTTCTAATGCCAATGTGACGCGTGATAACATTTCCTGTGCTGTTGAACCTTTGTTGGCCAACACAGCAATTGTTTGTTCAGGTTTGAAGATAGCATACCATAACAAGTACACAACAGATGAAATAGATTTACCTGATTGACGACAAGCAAGAACGATAGAGAATCGATTCTCGTTGAAGTGGTTAAACATTTGTTCCTGATATGGATATAGATCGAATGAGACTAAACCCTTATCGAGGTTAATAACCTTTACGTACTTACGTGCGAAGTACGCAGGATCATTCATACAACGAATGTATTCTGTTAATTCTTGTTGGGTAAATGTTTGCTCAACACCGTCACGTTTTACTAACGGATTGCCAAGATACCCAAACTCTGAATTCTTAAGACTGGCTTGAGCTGTCTGTTGGGTTGACATCGATCACATTACCTTTATTCTTTTGTTGATCAAGAATAAAACGTTGTAGGTCAGTAGTTGATCCTACAAAAACATTATTATTTGTAACTTGTGGGGTGTTGGATTGCCCAGAAGGTGGTACGCCATTTTTACCATAGCGTAAATTCTGAACCTTCTTTTGAAGATCTGCAAGCTTATCTGTATTATCAGCTTGAGTTTTAAGTAATGCAGCAAGCACTTCAAACGCGCGTGGGTGTTGAGAGTCCTTAGCTAACTCCATCATCAAATCAATAGCTTCATTGCCCTTGGTAATAAGTTCTTTGTATGTCTCTCTCGACACATCATAGTCGACCTGCAGATCGTCGACCGGTGGAGAAGATTTTTCATCTACCGATATCGGCAAATTCTTATTTAGGGCTTCTGCTATCTTTTCTCGTTTATTAGTATTATCTATGTTTTTCATCGTTTCAACATGTTAAAATTCAAAATCGGTAAACGTTTGTTCAATCACATATGTGCCATTTTTATTAGCGCTCATTGGATTTACAGTTGTTTCTACTGTGTTAATCAATGATTGATTGTCATAATCTCGTGTGTTGATTGTAGAATCTTTAATAACACCTTGATTTTGTGTGATAGGACCATAGAAAAATGTTTTCATCGTAAAGTCTAATGTGTAGATTAGAATTCTACGTGAGTTGAAGTCACCTTCATAATCATCTGAATATGTCACTGACTGCAGGACAATTGGAATATCTCTAATAATATCAAGACTTGGAATTTCTTTGATCGTGACAATATATTCTGGATTGAAGTACGGAATAATCTGCTCAACGATTTGTAATGCATCATCTTGATTTTTTGCATATACGTTAAGCTGAAAATCCATAATGTACGGAACTGGATTGCGCACAGTGTTTTGCCCATGAATATTTGGTTTTGCCAACGTATTCATTTTATTTAGCTTAGCTGCAGTGTCGTATTGCATACCTGTCAATTCAAATGACATACGCGGTAAACGCAATGCAACCTCTGGAGCATTTAGATCTGGTTCTTCAAATAGACGTGTTAAGAATTTTTGTTTAGGTCCATATGATAATGGAACCTTTGTATTGTTCACCACATTCCCAGCGCTATCAATACGTTGAACGCTAATGTTATTGAAGATAGTACCAAAAACTGATACTGTCTTTCTAATATGAGAGTGATAGAAATGTGTTCCAAGCATCTTAAATTACCATGTAGTCAGTGCTACACGCTTCCATGTATTTACGTTAACACAAACGTAGAGATGATCAGCGCTCATTGCAATCTGACCAACTGTACCTTCAGCGCTTGCTGATAATGGTACTGCAACTAATGCAGGTGCTGTAGGTGGACGTCCATTTAAATCAGCATAGTTACCAGTTTTTGTAACTGCAGCAACTGTTAATGAACCGTTGACACCTAGTGCATCATATAGTTCAGCGAAGTTGCTATTAATCTTGCCACCAGCTACACGTAATGAATCGCCTGTGTGATCGTTTGGTGTAGTTCCAAGTGAAATGTTTTGCTTAGCCATGTTTATACCTGTTGGTCAAATGTAAATGCTGATGAATCTAGTGTGATACTCAACTCATCAAATGTTGGTGTAATATATGTATCCATTGCTTGTAACACAGGATATGTACCACCTGGTTCACCGAATGGGTTTGTCTCTGTGAAGTCAAGGATACCATTACCTTCAAGTTCGAATGACAAGTTATCTGCATCAGGATCATTTGGCAATGTCTTAGTGTCTTCAACACTTGCGATACCCCAAATAGCGCCAGAAGTTAAACCTTCTAGACGACGAAGTGCATTATTACCCGATGGGATAAAGTATCTATCTGCATTTGAAGTGCTATGAATCTGGTTAATGATGATATTAGCAGAGATTGGGGAAATGTAATCTACTTCACCGATGTTACCATAAACATAAACTGCGGTACCATCCTCTGCATAACCAACCAATTGACGCACATCTTCTTCAATAGCAAACTGAATGCCATTACCATCAGAAACAAGCATACGTTGTGCGAATGCGTATGTGTCTTCAATTCCATCAATCTCTTCGATACCAGTATTGAATACTTCATTATTGTATTCAAATGTTTCACATTGAAGTTTGTAAACGAAAATGTTACCAAGCTGATAGAATGGTGATTCATGTTCAACGAATTTAATTTCGTGGAATGAACCTGTCAATGGGATATAGATTAAGTCACCTTCATTAGGACGACCTGCAATGATTGTGTTGTTCTGAATACCAATGAAGTTTTCCCATGTTTTCTTGGCAACAACCCAATTTGATGTATCTCGAATTTCAAGACCAAACTTAGACATGATAGTTTGCTCACCACCATATCCATCTGCTAAATCTTCGAGGTACATTGTAATCATATATGCATCACCAAATTCTGATGCAATATCTTCGTTCATAATGTTGTCGAGCTTAGTGATATTACGTGGGATGTAATACACTTGGAGACCATAAATCTCCATTGCTTCAATGATCAGATCTTCGTAAAGATTTTGTTCTGATCGTACAGCGTGATTAAAGAATACGTTACGACCCATTTATTAGCCTGTAATAAAATCTGGTGGTAATGAATATGAATCAATTAGTGCTTCATCTAAAGTCTTAATTTCTTCAACAGCTTCATCATAAATTTTAGATGCATTAATCGTCACACCGCCTGGTAATTGCATACCATCGAACTTAGAAAGGTTTGTACCCCATTGACGTTTGATTAATGCAGTTGCATACTTCTTTAGCCACATATCATTGTACATTTCAGGTGTATCTTCTAATGACACATAACCTTCAGCCATGACATATTGTCCAACTTGTAGATGATCGCTTAAGCTTGCTTCGATAAACAACTTATTGCCGTGACGTTGGTATTGAATTGGTTGAATACCGTTCA